CATTATATTTTTTATAATTTTTATTAATATTATAAACACCATTTCCAATTAATCCATCCGTAGAAGACATTTTACATCCAGACTTTTTCATTGCATTTATTTGTAATTCTAATTTTTTTGGGAACCATATATCATCATCATCACAAAATGCAATATATTTACCTGTTGATATTTCAATGCCTTTATTTCTAACATATCCTGCACAAGCGTATCCAAATATATCTTTTGAGTTTTTATCTAAATGAATTATAATTATATTATTTGCTTTCCAATCATAATTATAATATTCTGGTTGAGAAGACCTATCATTAATTACAATAATTTCTAAATTAGTATATGTTTGGTTTTTAACTGACTCTATTGTGTTTAATAAATATTTAAATCTATTAAAAGTAGGTATTATAACAGAAACTTTTTCCATTTTATTATAATTACAGATAAATATGTATATTTGAACTAATATCACTAGGTGATTTAAATTTTCAAAGGTGTAAAACAATTGTAGAGTCCGTTTTTCCACGCCTCTTATTTTAATTCAATTTTTTCTATCCATTAGCATTATATATCCCGATTTATATGGTTTATCTGTAAACATATGAATTAAAACTAAATTATCGTATTAAATATCTTTATACAATAATTTAATACAATAATTTAATACGATAATTATTAAATTATTAAATTATTATATATATATTAATAATGTTAAGTGATAAAATTTTAAGAAAAAATTTATTAGCCATATCTATAACATTTTTTATAACTATGTTTATAGTAATAAATATGTCTAAACCAAATTTATTATATAATGTAGATGGATCTCTTAAACAATTTGGATTAGGTAAAAAGAACAAAACAGTAATACCAATATGGTTAGTAGTTATAATTCTAGCAATAGTTTGTTATTTAGCAGCAACAAGTTTATATTTCTTAAACACACGACGATAAATATATGGATCACTATAAATATTATTTAATATATTGAATGTTAAATAATATTTATTTAGAACTACATTTGCTATTATTAAGTATATTTTGTGTTCCAGATATTGTAACTAAACCACCAGCAATATACCATATAAATTCTGATACAGCATCTTTAATATTAACCATATCTTTTAATTTACCTATATCCTTTTCAGTACCTGTTCTGAATAAGGGTTTCATATTGTATATAACCTCGTCAAAGTTATCAGGGTTAAGTTCATTTACTAATAATGAGGGGTCATTATATAAATTATTGACAGCATTTGTAGATACAAGAACATTAATATCAACAAGTTTATCATTAATTCCTTGTATATTCGTATTTTTTTTAAGAATACCTGCAACATTAGGTGGTTCACCTTTTAATAAACGATCTACACCTAATATTTTAATAACTAAGAATCCAAAAGTATTAGAAAAAGGACGTTTCCAACTTGGAAATAAAATAAGTGCTATGAATAATAAACCGAAAATAAATATCCAGGGTAATATAGTAACTCTCATTGCTAAACCTATATTTGCTTTTCCATTACAATTTTTTTTGACAAGATCAGCATTTAAAAACCCTTGGGTAAGAATAACTGCAATAAAGTAACCACTTGCAATAGCCATAGGGTCTGCATTTCTCATAGTAGATTTAACAATTAAATATACTAGTGTTGCTATAAAGAATATTAAAACAGATAAACTGTTTGAAATTGCGATATTATCTGGTTCATTATTATTATTTGGTTCTGTTGGAGGTGTATTTTGACTTGCAGTTTGAGTTGCAGATGGAGTTGTTGAAGTTGAAATTGCAGTTGTCATATTATAATATAATAATATTAATAAAATAATTATTAATAAAATAATTAATTAATAAATATAAAGGTATAATAGCAAAATAATTTTCTAATAATTAAAATATGAAAAATAATTTTATAAGTAATATAGGAATTGGTACAAGAAATACATTGGACTTTAATCAAAATATACCTAAATTAATAGAACCTGGTGTTCACGGATTTTTAAAAGAAAATTTGCGCAATTGTGGTATTAAGAAAAGCATGTATGTAAATAAGTTATATAATTTAGGAATGTTAATACTATTTTTAAGCATATTGTTTATGATATTATATTATAAGTATAGAGGTAAATTAACACCTAAAGAAAAGAAAATTAAAATGGAGAAAGAAAGGCAATATATAGTTAATAAAGTAAGAGCAATGGGTGTAGAAAGAGAAAAAGTACAACAGAAAATAATAACAAATTTACCTTTATTTGAAGATGATGAACATATTAGAGGTGTATTGCCAATGACACATCCAAGTGAGTTACCTGCTAATTATAATCAAGATAAAAATTTCATATAAATATGATATTTAATAAGAAAAAATTATATTTATATTATTAAAATATTATAGTTATAATAATATAGTAAAATTATGAATAACAATATACAGGCAAATAACAATATACAGGGGAATAACAATAATCAAGATTACATAAATAAACTGGAGGAATATTATAAATTAAAAAGTAAATATGATAATGATAAAAATGAAATATTAAAAAGGATACGTAAAAAAGTTAACAACCGAGAATTAGATTTACGAAAAGGTAACGAAGAATATAAAAATAGGATAAATAAGATAACATGTTATGGAAAATGTAAAAGAAATATAGGGATGTTTTTTGGTGATGATAGTATAGGAGCAAAAAGAAAATTAATAGCGAGATGTGGTGATACAAGTAATCCATGCTTTAATATTGAAATATCTAAAGGTAGCATAAAAACAGAGCAAGAATTTGTAGATTATTGGAAAAACGAAGCAGAGAAAGATAAATTAAATATTATTAAAATAAAATTAGACGTATTATTTAATTATCTAACAAATGAAGACATAGATAAGGAATTTACTGAATTACGAGAAAAGGTAAAAGAAGCAAATGAAGAATATATAGAAAGAGAGATGGTTTTAGCTAATATTGTTAATAATCCAGATAAAGAAAGAGAGCTAAGAGATTTAAATAATAAATTAGATAATATTCTTTTAAAACAAAAAATTAAATTAGAAAGATTTAAAAAGGGACAAAACACTAAATTAGTGAAAGAATTAGTAGAAGAATACAGTAAGGATTTAATACCTTTATTAGATAATTTAAGGAATATGAAGTATGAATATACAAATGTTAATTATAATAAACAAACCGATAAATATATATTAAGTAAAAAGGAAATATTAACAGATAGTTTAGAAACATTTGTAGGAGATGATAAACCAAAGGTAATAAATTATAGTTTTAATTAGTGCTATAAACGAAGGTTAATTTATAAAATATTTATAAAGTATATATAAAGTATATAAGATGTTTGAGTTTCTTAAATTAATAGATTTTAAGTTATTTATATTTAGTTTTGCAATAGGTCTTTTCTGTGTATATATAACAGCAAATCCAAATAAGGTAATATATGTATATCCTACACCTGATAATACCGAGCAATATTTATTTAAAGATAGAACAGATAATTGTTTTAAATATCAGGCACAAGAGGTAAGTTGTAGTTCAGCAAAGGATGTTCAAAGTATACCTGCACAAAAATAAAGGGGGTTAAATAATCCCCCTGTTAATTAAAAAGTTTAATCACTTGAAAATTTCATCAATACAATAAATAAAATAATCAATTGAAATGTAAGATATATATTATTATAAATTCTTATTATAATATATAATATAAATGGGTGTAAATGTTAAAAATATAATAAATTCAAGACCGGGTCAAATATCAATATCGATAATTTTAGGAGTAGGTTTAGCCTCATTTTTTAGAAAAGCATGCAATTCCCGAAATTGTTTAGTATTTCAAGCACCATCTCCAGAAGAAATAGATGGAAAGGTATACTCGTATGGAAATAAGTGTTATTCATTTAAGTCATCAGCAACACAGTGTGATAAAAATAAGAAGATAATAGAATATGCTTATGATGTTGAAGAATAGATATAGGATAATAATTATAGGATATAATAATGCATGATGTCTATAAAATTCGTAAAATAAAGAAGTAAGTCTTCTTTATGTTATAATATACTATAATGAATAGTGATACTACAAGTATTAATGATTTACCGGTTGATAATAATACCCAAAATGTAAAGTTAGATATGCCAGATACAACATATAATCCAAATATGGGTCAACAACAGCATATGCAGCAACAACCGCAATTAACATCAACTGTATCATCAGATGCAAGACCGCCTGATCCTTTAACACAAAATACTATGAATGAAATGATGTCTGGTTTAAGTGAAGCACAACAACAAGGGATGACAGGTCTCCCATCAAAAGATATTCCAATGAACCAATCAACAGTAGCAAATGATGCTCAAACAACTGTAAATTATGTACCTGGGCAAGAAGGACAGGAAATGGATTATATAGGTGAAGTAGACACTACACAACAATTATTACAACAAACAAATAGTCAACAACTAAGTCGCGACAAATTAGAATATTTGTATCAAGAGTTTCAAATACCAATATTGATATCGTTATTATTCTTTATATTTCAGTTACCTGTATTAAATTCAACATTATTAAAACATTTACCAAAATTATTTAATAGTGATGGTAACATAAAAGCTACAGGTATTTTATGTAAAACAGCGATATTTGGTATGTGTTATTATATTATAAATAAATTGATGGTTCATTTAAGTAAGATTTAACTCACTAATATTTAATTCATATTACAGGCATATGTTTAGTTATTTATTAGATGATGGTAATGGTGCTAAACATAGTTTAATATCACCGAGCGATGCTACGTTATATTTAACTACCAAAGGTAAATCATTTTCTAAATACATTTCAATTTGAGAACATAAATTAGTACATTTAATAAAATAACCGAGATTTTTAAGGGAAAACTCACCTTGAATAATTTTTTTAGTATCATTTTGTTTAAATTCCATACATCCATCAGATTCGGTACGACGAACTTCTGCCTGAGCAAATGAACCGGTACATTTAAATATTAATTCATTTTGTACAGATTTAATTTCTATTTTTTCTGATATACACGATAAGTCTCTAATAATTTTCTGGAAATCAGTTGATGGTAAATTAATTATACTAGAGAAGGTTACATCAGGGACTTCTAATTCTTCTGTTTCAGGTTCAATAAGTCTTAATTTTTGCGTTTTGCTTTGCTTAATATCACCATTTTCAAATTTAAGTCCAAGATGTGCCACTACACCTTCATTATAATCAGCATTTTCTATATAAAGCGTAAGTGTATCATCATTATCAATAGAATTAATTAATTTAAATAAATGAAACATATTAACACCTATAACAATTTTTTCTTGTTTACATTCATAGAGTTCAAAATTTTCCGCTTTTAGATGTAGATGTGCTAATATGGTGTGTGATTTATCCATATTAATGATTTTAATACCATCTGGTTGAAATGTAATATTTGTTTCTAAAAGTATATCTTTTAACGCAGTCATTAATGTACGAAATGGGGCAATTTGTACAGTTTTAATAGTTAATACATTGTTTTCATTGAAAGCAGACATTTTATTAGTATATCTATATGAAATTGTTATTTAAAAATCTTTAAATAGTTATGAATTTAATAAATAATTATATAAAGAAAAATAGTTATTAATTATAAATAATATGAACATTATAGATAATGCTAATAATTTATTGGAAAAATACGATAATATAATTACAGATTTATATGAGCAATATAAAAATAATAATTACATTATGAATAAATTAGATAATTATATTACGGGATTACCTGATATGTTAAGAAATATAGATGAAGAATATAACAAACGTAATATTCGTCGTAATGAATTAACTAAAGAGACAGAGTTATTTGTAAATAATTTTTTAATGAATAATCATTATTACTATATTCCAAATAGTGAATTATTTATTACTTATAATGGGGAACATTATAAATTAGTATCCGAAGATAACATACTTCATAATATTTTAACTAGTATATCAGGAAACCAAAACATACTTCAAACATGGAAATACAAAATAAAAACTCACATAATTAAATTAATAAAACAAACCCCTATTAATAGTTCTATACCCGAATCATTTACTATTCAACATGTATTATCTAATTTACATCCAAATATATTTGGTAATAAAAATCAAACAAAATATTTTTTAACAATAATAGGGGATACTATATTAAAAAAAGAGGAAAATAATATACATATTGTATCACCTGAATCAAAAGAATTTCTAAATATTTTTTCACAACATCTATACTTATTATTAAATAAGTCTTACATAGATAATTTTAAATATAAATATTATGATTATGACTTTGCATTATGTAGATTGGTAAATATTAAGAATAATATAACCGATAAATTAACAACATTTTTAAAGAATAATATGTTAGACATAATATCAGTTAGTTGTCATTATTCAAATAGATATGGTTCAGCAGACCTATTTTTAAGAGATAATTGCAATGATAATACTTATGTAGATAATGTTTTATTTTTAAAAAATAATACTGGTGACGATATAGTTAAAATATTCATAAACGAATTTACGCAGACAGCTGACAAGAATATTCCTTATAAAAATATGTATTTATTATGGAGACAATTCTTGAAAAAATATAATTTACCATTTATAGTATCTCATGCAAATTTAAAGAAACATTTAAAACAATTAGATATTTATGATGAAACAACCGATATGTGTAAAAATATATCAAGTAAAGATAGTGTAGACTTAACATACTTCCAACAGTTTTGGAATGATAATATTATAGTAGATAGCGAGGAAGCTGATGATATATTAGAAATAGAAGAAATATATACTATGTTTAATGATTGGTGTAAAGAATCAGAAAGAAAAATAATTACAAATTTAAATGAGGATAAAGTAAGAGAAATAATTAATTGGATTAATCCAAATATAAATATAGAAAATGATAAGTATATTTATAATATTTTGTGTAAATTGTGGAATAAACGAGCAAATATAGAGTTAGCATTACAAAGCATAGATGCTACATCGCAAAAGGATTTAAGTGCTTTACAAAAATACAAATTATATTGCAAATTTGTAAAACAGAACTCTGATAATTCTATAAAATCGTCTAAATATATTGTAAGCAAACAATATTTTGAGGATTTCATATCATCAACATTAAATTCGTCAACAAGTGCTGTATCTCTTATGTCATTAGGTTCACTTTCCGGTTAAACCATTTAGATTAACCTTGTTTAGATTAATCTTACTTAGATTAATTTTTTTAGATTAAACCTTTTCAGGTTAGAAATCAAAAGTGATATTTAGATTATATATTATTTATTTATTTAACGTCTTTTTCTAGTACCTTTCTTAGCTTTCTTATCTTTGCCAACCTTAAAGGATCCAAATTGACCTTTCTTGGTTTTGTATCCCGCTTTTTCTAAGCGTTTTTCCTTCTTAGCCGTGTTATGTTTCTTTCTAGATACTACGCGACCGTGTTTGTTCATCATAATTTTATCTTTGGTTAAACCACCTGCAGTTTTGTATGCAGTTCCGTGCCATACTTGGGCTCTTGACCCATATAACATTTCATACTTTTTACCTTTTACGTGGTATTTACCATCTGGAGATTTGTCAACACGCTTGACCATTCTATATTTATATATATGGTAAAGATAATATTTTATATTAAATAAATATTATCTTTGATATTATCTTTGATTTATTTCTTTAGTTTATTTATCCTAAATTTCTTTATCTTCGTCCCCCCGCTCCACCTTTCATATTTGCAGATGCTGTTGTCTTTGCACTCTGAGAACTACTGGTTGCTCCCTTAACATTATTAAATGCGATATTAGCACATGTACAATTTCCAAATCGATCCCATCTTGGAACATTTCTAAGTCCAGGTCTAGCTTGTTGAGAAGTGCTTGTTTGTGCTATTTCTTGTTTACTTGGTATATAAATAGGAAACCCAGCATTACAATCAATAAATATTTGCTCTGCTATATTAACATTAAATGAATAATCATATATTGCATTATTTGGAATAAATTTTATAATTTTAATGTTTTTATCATCTTCGTCACGATAATAAGTTTTTATACCCGCAACGGTTTTGGCTGATTTAGTTGATATAATTGGTGGTAATGTATATTTAAATATAAGAGAATAACTATTATCTTCTATCTGATCTTGTATCTCATTTGCTGATGGATTACCGGTAGAATAATTATTCCCACCTAACCATTTACCCTTAGCAAAAAATGTTGCTTTTTCTCGTTCAGCATTTATTTCATCTGGGTCAGATGTTAAATAATTTGATAATTCTAATTTAATTTTTCCTTCATCTGCTAAAATATTACATATATCAATTGGTCTATTCCAAATAGTTGTAATATAAACATTTTCATTAGGTTTATATGTACCCCGATGATTTCCTGCTGATACATCAATCCCTACAAATCTTGGAGAAATAGTATTAATTTTAACTTCAATTAAACTTGGATCAGTTCCATTATAACTTGAACTATTGTAACTAAATGATGGCTCTATAAATTTATTATATGCAAAATCTACAATAGAAGCATCAAAGTTTGGTCCATAACTAATATCATCAACTTGTAAGTTGAAATTACCAGTTATTAAATTTAAATCATGATCCCGTGGTATATATCTAAATAGTATACAAGAAGTATCATTTCCAGTAACATAATCAGCTACACAAGATAAATCTGTCTTAGTATTTTTAGTATTTAATATTAATTTGAGATGTTGGGAATTTGTTACTATAACTTTATCGTTCAATATAAAGGAGATATCTACAAATTCCCCTATATAATATGTAGAGGCACTACAATCAAGTTTTATGAGTTCAGCATATCTACTGTCAATAGATATCGTTTGTATTTCATTATTGCTAGGTTCGTTATTAAAAGTCCTACTTGACCAATAAAAACCTTGTCCATTTTCTTTAGGTAACGTGTCTATTGTTGTCGTGGCACTATTAATACTGCCATCGTAACCAACTATTCTTAAATCATATTCATTTGTACTACTTGATGTAATGAGATATTTAAATAACATGGTTGATGATGGATCTGGATCTGATGTATCATATCCTATAAATTCACCTGAACCGTCATTATTAAATATAAGTGATGGATCTGCATAGCTTATATCTTTATTAAATTTTAATTTGACGGTGAAAATATCATCTATACCATAATAATTATATGAGTTATTGTTCATAGTATGTTTTTTATTAGGTGTAGAATATTGTATAACACCACCTTCTATAACAGCAATTCCTTTTGGTATAATATCTACTCCTGGCATTTGCCCACTTGTATCTAAAATACTACTGGTTCCATTTGATTGAAACATATTTAAGTAATTAACAGCCAAATCATTAATGCTGCCATCTATATCTGTTATAGATAAGTCTGATGTTTGTATATCGCCATCTTGAACTGTATATCTGAAGGTAAGTATATTTGTTCCACTACCATCAATTAATTCAGCACTAGCATCATTTGATAAACATAAAGTAACGAGATTAGTAGGCCATACTGGTTCTGTAAAGTTTATAGAAATATCTACTTCTTTAGGATTATCTTTATTAAAAATCAGTTGCCGATAGCATATATCAACTATTGTTGGTGGTGTATGGTCTATAATTATTTCTCCTAATGACGAATTTAAATAATTAGTAATGTGTCTAATTGGTTTTCCGTTTACAGTATTAAGACATGAATCAACACCACATATATCTACATTAGTAACACTTAAATTAATTGTATCGTTATGAGAGGTGTCATCTTTTAAATAATATCTAAATAGTAATGTTGTTTTATCATCTGAACCTGATATATATGTTGCGCTTGCATCGTTTGATAATGTTAAACTAGGGTCTCTATTAGTTATATAAACGCTCTCGTTAAAATTAACACTAATATCAATGAATGAATTTCCATGCGTATTGCCTTGTGTTTGAGGGGATGAATTTTTTCCATATGTTCCTATCGAAACATCATAATATGATATGGGTAAATTGTCACATATATCTATAGTTCCGTATTTTTTGAGATTATTTGGGTGAATAAAATTGTTCGTATTATATGGAAATGATGTATTAATAAACATATTTTCGGCAACATCGTGTATTTCTTCATTTAATGAGACAATACTTATATCATTATTTATTAAATGATTACCATCACCATCTTCGACGGTATATCTAAAAGTAAGTATATTTGTTCCACTACCATCAATTAATTGAGCTGTAGCGTTGTTATATAAATTTAAACTAGCGTTGCTGGAATATACATTCTCGTTGAATATAAGTGAAATATCAATATTTTGACCTATAGCATATGTTGCTTGGATATAACTTATATCAATTACTTGGGGATAATTTGCATCTAATCGTATTTTATCACCAATTGTATGAATATTAATAACATCAAATGTGTTAGTTTTAACTATTTCATTTCCACCAACATCACACAAACAACCATCATATGCTATTATTGATAAATCTACTGCGGGTGAACCTTTATCTCCTTCTTGAACTGTATATCTGAAGGTAAGAATATTTGTTCCACTACCAGCAATTAACTGAGCACTAGCATCATTAGATAAAAGTAAGCTAGCATCACTCACAACACCATGGTTAACTCTATCACACCATATATTTTCACTAAAAGTTAAACTGATATCAATGTTATCTCCAATACCATAATATTTGGGTATTGTAGATTGAGATACATAACTTACATCACTAAGTGTTGGTCTATTTGCGTCTACCCTTACTCCCGATAAATCACTGCTTGCATCCATTAGCAATTGAATGCTTACTCCATTGTCATCTGGTACTTGATAAATATAACTTAGGTCATTTTTACCTATGTCACATATGCTTCCGTCTATTGCTACTATAGATAAATCTGTTGCAGATGAATCTTTATGTCCTTCTTGAACAGTATATCTAAATTTTAATACATTTGTTCCACTACCATCAATGAATTCTGCACTAGCATCATTAGATAAAAGTAAGCTAACATCATATCCCCATACCTGCTCGTTAAATACTAGACTAATATCTATATTATCTCCTATTCTATAAAAATTAAAGCTAACATCTCTAGGTGTATAACTTATGTCTAAAAAATCCATTGTTCGGGTACCTTTAACCCTGACATTTTTAAGAACACTGCTGCTATCTAATGGATATATACTACCGGATGTATTGTTAATATAACTGAAATCTAGTCTTGCTATATCACAAATGCTACCATCAATTGCTATAATAGATAAATCTGTTGCAGATGAATCTGTGTCTCCTTCTTGAATTGTATATCTAAATGTAAGAATTTTTGTTTCAGAACTAGTAATTAACTGAGCACTAGCATCATTAGATAAACATAAACTAGCATCACGTGTAATAAGCGTTAAATGTTTTCCCCAAACTAGTTCATCAAATGTGAGAGATATATCTATTGTATCTCCTATACCATATACATATGATGGGTCTGCAGCAGTATTTGTAAGTGGTTGATAACTTATATCAACAAATTTAGGACCAGACATATCAACAAATACTGCACCATATACATCATCTGATAATCTTAAATATGGTGAACCTGTTTTACTTGTGCTAATATTTAGGAAAGGAATATTATATGAGGAAACTTCACTACCTCTTGCGTTATTTCCAGATAAATCCGTTATACTTCCACCATAACTATCTGCCTTGATACCGTTTATATCATTGCTTGGTTTCAAATCATTTCCACATCCATCTGTAACTATATATTTAAATAAAATAGTTGAAACATCAAGAGATACAGCAATAGCACTTGCATCATTTGATAAATTCAAATATGCTGAACCTGATGATACATCGCGTTTATCATTCACTCCATAGTTTGGAGTTACGACACATGATAAATCTTCTGACCATGTACCGGAAATGTCTATTACATCACCTACTTTGTAAATACCACCTCCTGTTGATAAGTTTTCAGCTGTAGATGTAGATGTTGATGTTGTGTTAAAATATCTGAAACCTGGTCTAATAGCATCAATGTTCAAACCCGTTAAGTTTTGCTTTAAGAATGATATCGGTAAATTTGTATAATTGTAATTACCAGCTACCGTTGTAATACCCTTATTTTGTCCTGACCCAGTTCCTTTACCCGTTGTAGAAACAAGAGAAATATCCACTTGATCAGATATGTCACGAGGTCCAGTATTATGCGAGGGGTCACCTTGTCCATATGTTCCTATTACTGTATACCTATAAGTAATAGTATCTGATTCGCTGCCTGCCTCATAAGCAGCAGATATATCACCCGATAAATTTAAACTACTGTCATCGCCTGATGTATAAACAATTTTTGAAAATGTAAGACTAATATCAATTACCTCTCCTATTAAGTATGTATTGGGAACATAATCTATAGCAACTAATGCTAATGAGTTGGTATCAATTATTACTCTATTCGTGAATTTACCCCAATTGCCATCATTTGAATAAGGTTGTTCTGCTGCGTTATCTGTTGAACTTATAATACTTCCTCCTAATACACCACTAACATCATAACTATTAATAGATAAATCATTTGTATATAAATCATTATGTACCCCTACATTATATCTAAATATTAATGTATCTGTGCCAGAACCTGAATAATATAAAGCAGATGCGTCATTTGAAAGATTTAAATATGCTTTTTCATATGAACCAAATTCATTAGATAATCCCGTACCCCTTACAAAAACAGGATTTGACCATCTCATATAAATATCTAATACATCCCCAATATAGTAAATATAAGAAGGGTCTGGTGTACCCGGTAATGTGCGACCAGGTATTGGGTCATAAGCAGCTGATGCGTCTAGATAGTATGGTATTATTCCAAAACTGTAATTTTTATAAAATACGGTATTCTGTCCATCTGAAAAAATTGCGTTGTTGCCTTTAAGTGCAAGAGAGTTACCGAAATTAGATAAATTTGTATCAATAGGACTATTAAAACTCAGGTCAAAATTAAAACTAGTGTCTCCATTAGAGTTAGATAATCGTTCATATATGTAAGAACGAGCACCTGTATGACTTTGTATTTTATACCGAATAACAACGATACCGCTACCGCCATTACCACCAAAGTAATTCCAGTTGCCATAAGCTCCACCACCGCCTCCGCCTGTATTATCTGTGCCATGTTTAGCACCGTACGCGGTGCTCACCTGTGCGCTCACCTCGCTAGAGCCAGCACCTCCTCCACCCGCACCGCCTGCCGCTCCCACCTCACCCCCACCACCCCCTCCTGCGTAATAAACAAGAGTTCCATTTCTAATGCTATATTGTTTACCATCTCCACCCTTGTTGTATGAAGGGCCGCCAAGACTTCCATCACTCCCTACTTGTCCCGCGCCACCACCACCACCTCCCTTGGTGTTATTCTCCGATGTCCCACCACCATCATTACCAAATACACCTACTTCATTTGGTGTTGTTGAATTTATTATTAAGGTTGTTACACCAGTACCGCCACTTGCATCTCCGCCGGTCCAATTCCCGTTAGTATTCTTCGCCCGAGCTCCACCGCCTGACCCACCATCGCCTGCATAAAGAGTATTGCTAATCATTACTCCACCGAAACCTCCACCTTTTGCAATATTACCATTAAACCTACTATCTTTACCGTTTGCATAATTCTCGTGGTTAAAGGGGTGATTAGTAGTAATTATGTTATCACCGAGACCACCTGCACCAACTGTTACATTATATTGACCATAACTAAGTATTTGATTAGTGTCGTAAATTAAACCGCCTGCGCCACCACCACCGCCCTTATCTGTGGTAACACCACTACCGGGGTATTGACCCCTACCACCTCCTCCACCACCTGCAACAATTAAAAAATCTACTTCTATATTATATGGTACAGTAAATGTTCCACTTGATAAAAATGTATGCGACTTATAAGTATGTCCATCATCTGGGTCTACATAGGTATTTTCAATACCACCGAAAAACCCATATCTATCACTTGTTAAAAGGAAACTTCCGTCAAGTGCTACTCCACCATAACCGAAACGGGAGTAAGATATATCATCTCCATTAAAGCTTTGGTCTATTTCCCAGTTTCCACTTACGCCACTGAGTTCAAATACATACACAGCACCTTTTTCATTATTTGTTGAGTCATAATCAGATAAATATGGTGCTGTTACTATTAAGGTTGAAGCGTCTAACACAACTGAACTCCCAAAACCTGAACCTAAATTTGTACTTGCATCACCGTTATTGAAACTTTGGTCAAATACCCAACCTGACATATCTACACCATCACTCTGCCTGAAATTATATAAATATGCAGAACCAACATTTGAATTTTGATTGTAATTTCCATATGGTTCCCCTACTAAAGCATAATTTCCATCAATAGCAACTGAAGTACCAAACTTATTATACGCATCTGGATCTGATGTAAAAATTTGTAAACTTATATCAATTGTAAAACTTGCATTACCATTTTCTGAAAACTTATATAAATATGCAGACCCAACAAAATCATGAATGCCATCACTTTGATTTGCACCTACTAACGCATAATTTCCATTAATAGCAACTGAATAACCAAACTGATCACCCGCTGATATATCTGAGGCTAAAATTTGTAAACTGTTATCAATTGTAAAACTTGCATTACCATTTTCTGTAAACTTATATAAATATGCAGAGCCAGCCGCACTGAAAGTGTTATTAATTCCATCAGTTCCAAATGCACCTACTAAAGCATAATTTCCATGAATAGCAACTGAAGCGCCAAATTGATCATATGAATCTAGATTTGAGACTAAAATTCGATAACTATTATCAATTGTAAAACTTGCATTACCGCTTTCTGAAAACTTATATAAATATGCAGACCCTTTAAAATTATCTTTTCCAGTTCCACCTACTAAAGCATAACTTCCATTAATAGCAACTGTATAGCCAAAAAAATGATCTGTTGTTATATTTGAGGCTAAAATTCGATAACTGTTATCAATTGTAAAAGTTGCAATACCGCTTTCTGAAAATTTATATAAATATGCAGACCCAACATTTGATTTCCCGGGAATTCCATAATATACCCCCCCTACTAAAGCATAATTTCCATTAATAGCAACTGAACCACCAAACTGATCACCACCTGCTGGTTCTGATAATAAAATTCGATAACTGTTATCAATTGATAAAACATTACCGCTTTCTGAAAACTTATATAAATATGCAGACCCATTATTTCCATCATTTTTAGGTGCACCTACTAAAGCATAACTTCCATTAATAGCAACTGACTTACCAAACCAATGATTTTGTCCTGCATCTGATGCTAAAATTCTATAACTAGTATCAATTGATAAACCATTACCGCTTTCTGAAAACTTATATAAATATGCACACCCAGCATTTGAACCACCCTCATCATTTCCATATGGTTCCCCTACTAAAGCATAATTTCCATCAATAGCAACTGAAGTACCAAACTGGTTGGACTGTTCTCCATCTGAGGCTAAAATTTGTAAACTGTTATCAAATTGTAAATTATCTGAGAGGTATATCGTTACATTTCTATAATCATATGTATATACAGCATCTTCCCCACCGTTTTCATATCCATAATACGCTGTCTGGGCAATCAAAATATGATTGCTTATTGATTCCGTAAATCGTATTATATATTGTTTATAATATCCTGGATTTGCAACATAATATTCATTTCTATTTATATCATTTGTAATATCTGAATTTGCTGTGGCCTGCGTCCATGTTGTTTGATTACTTTGCGTATCAATTATGGTATAAGTTCCGCTGTCTGTCATATCATAAGTTTCACCGGATTTTACCCCTCTTAATGTCCACGCCTTAGGCATATAAGTACCGGTCTCACACCATATTTTATATCTAGTTATATATTTAGATGTTGGAAATTCAAACCTTATTTCTGGGTTTGGATCAAAGTTATTTCCCCAACTAGAATTTTGCTGATATTGTGTCGGTTCTGAATGCCACATAGTACCATCAATTACTCCATCAAAAGATCCATTAAAAAGTCGATTGGTTGTGTTTATACTCTGACTATATCCACTCGCAATGCCATCTAATCCACCTGTGCCACCTAACGCCCCCGCACCTGCGAACAGAATTTCATTTCTTGTTGTTGAACCAATCGCTAACCGTTTTGTTTTCGCATCAACATCAATACTTGCTCCAAATCCACCTCTTGGACCACTTATATCACTTAAACCATCGTTCCCGTCTAACAACCAATCACCATTAGCGGAAAGTTCATATGTATACGCAATACCTTGCGGAAATACCGTTTCATAATATGCTACCTGATGAATTAAAAAGTGGTCGTGCTTTGATTCCGTAACATTTAATACATATTGTTTATAATATCCTGGATTGTCAACATAATATTCATTTCTCTTTATATCATTTGTAATATCTGAATCTGCTGTGGCCTGCGTCCATGTTGTTTGATTACTTTGTATATCAATTATGGTATAAGTTGAGCTATTGTTTGCGATATATGTGACACCAGATTTTACTCCTCTTAATGTCCATGCCTTAGGCGTGTAATACTGTATATTCGTACACCATATTTTATATCTAGTTATATATTTAGATGTTGGAAATTCAAACAGAAGATTATTTTCACTCGACCAAGT